GCTGGTGTTCCAAGCAGAGCACAACATTCTGATGCACCCCTTCCACATGCTGGGAGTCGCAGGTGTCTTCGGTGGTTCACTGTTCTCTGCAATGCACGGTTCACTGGTTACTTCTTCACTGGTCCGTGAAACCACTGAAACTGAGTCCCAGAACTATGGTTACAAGTTCGGTCAAGAAGAAGAGACCTACAACATTGTTGCTGCACATGGATATTTCGGTCGTCTGATCTTCCAATATGCATCGTTCAACAACTCCCGTTCCTTGCACTTCTTCCTTGCTGCATGGCCTGTTGTTGGCATCTGGTTCACCGCACTTGGTGTTTCCACGATGGCATTCAACCTGAACGGTTTCAACTTCAACCAGTCCATCATCGATGGTCAGGGTCGTGTGCTCAACACCTGGGCAGACGTACTCAACCGTGCTGGTTTGGGTATGGAAGTCATGCACGAGCGTAATGCTCACAACTTCCCCCTCGACCTGGCTGCTGCTGAGACCACTCCTGTGGCACTCCAAGCACCTGCAATCGGTTGATACAAACTGAATAGTTAGGGAAGGGTCCTTCGGGACCCTTTCTTTTTCTCTTCAAATGTTAAGTAATCTTACTTATTGTCATGATTGGTAAACTAGATCCAGAGGAAAGAGTCTTATCTGCAAGGCCAAAAGAATTGCCTGAATGGTTTGCACAAACCTCTGATGAACCCTACGATAGACATCAATACCAGTTAGAATGTAACGGACAATCAATTATCTTTGATGATTATGATCAACTCAGAGCATATTGGTTTCAGTCAGTTCGTAGCTGGGGCAACTGTAAAGTAAATGTCTTGGATAGGAAACAAAAAAAGAAAAAATCAAATGGAGGTTTTAAATAGTTATGGTAGCTTCAACTCTTCAACAACCGACAAGGGGGTGGTTCGATGTCCTTGATGACTGGCTTAAACGCGACCGTTTTGTCTTTGTGGGCTGGTCTGGATTACTTCTTTTTCCCACTGCTTATCTTGCAATTGGGGGCTGGCTCACTGGTACTACTTTTGTTACGTCGTGGTACACCCACGGATTGGCGTCTTCCTACCTTGAGGGTGCTAATTTTCTTACAGCGGCTGTGTCAACGCCTGCTGATGCTATGGGTCATTCTCTTCTTCTACTTTGGGGTCCTGAAGCTCAGGGCGATTTCGTCCGGTGGTGCCAACTTGGGGGACTCTGGAATTTTGTGGCGCTCCACGGAGCCTTCGCTCTTATCGGTTTTATGCTCAGGCAGTTTGAACTTGCTCGTCTAATCGGAATCCGTCCCTATAATGCGATTGCTTTTTCAGGTCCTATTGCCGTATTTACTTCTGTATTTCTCATCTACCCACTTGGACAATCCAGTTGGTTCTTTGCGCCGAGTTTTGGTGTCGCGGCAATCTTCAGATTCCTACTTTTTCTACAAGGATTTCATAACTGGACACTCAACCCCTTTCACATGATGGGAGTCGCAGGTATTCTGGGTGGTGCCTTGCTTTCTGCCATTCATGGTGTTACAGTAGAGAATACTCTGTATCAGGACGGTGAACAAGCAAATACTTTCAAGGCATTTGACTCAACTCAAGAGGAAGAAACCTATTCAATGGTTACTGCAAACCGTTTCTGGTCTCAGATCTTTGGTATTGCGTTTAGTAATAAGAGGTGGTTGCATTTCTTTATGCTGTTTGTTCCTGTTATGGGTCTTTGGACAAGTTCCATCGGTATTATTGGTCTTGCTCTCAACCTTCGTGCTTATGACTTTGTTTCCCAAGAAATCAGAGCAGCAGAAGATCCCGAATTCGAGACCTTCTACACCAAGAACATTCTCCTGAATGAAGGTCTCCGTGCATGGTTAGCACCAGTTGACCAACCACATGAGAACTTTGTGTTCCCAGAAGAAGTTCTTCCAAGAGGTAATGCACTGTGATGCTCCCTAGTTTAATTGCTGCTGTTGTTGGATTTCCATCGTACCCTACTTGCCATCCAGCAACTGCTGCTTGGGACTATGCACACTTGCTTCGTATGGGTTTCAAACATGAAACAGCATGGGAGTCAGGAGTAACACCATGGCATGATGGCACTGAAGAGTGTCAAATCAGAGTGGAAGCAAGCATTGAATTTAATAGGAGGACATGGCGGTGAACGGTTGGCTTGTCTTCGTTTATTTCTCTTGTTTTGCTGTTATCGCAGGTGCTGCTTTTGCGATGATGTGGGCGAATATTCAATCTCTTAATGTGGAGATGAATAAACCACCTAAACCACGTCACCCAGAAGCACCTAACCCTGGCGATGAGGTCATGTACGTTGACTTATCAAGAGAGAAACTGGAGAAATTGTATGAAGACGAATAGAGGATGTTGTGGGTCAGGATGTCCTGACTGTCCTTTCAGACCTCCCTTAACCAGGGGGGTTTTTGTCTATATAACAAAGTTGCATAAACTTAGATGAAGTTTATCTTCGCGTTCTTGGCTACACTTTTTCTTGCTGCTCCCGCATGGGCAGTAGATGTTCAAATGGGATCAAATGGAAACTTGATTTTTGATCCAGCAGAGGTTACAATATCGGCAGGAGAATCAGTTCACTTTGTGAACAATATGCTACCTCCACATAATGTCATCGTTGAAGATCATCCAGAACTCGGTCATGAGGCACTTGCCATGCTTCCTGGTGAAGAGTTTGATATTAAATTCCCTGAGGCAGGAGACTTTACCTATTGGTGTGGTCCTCACAAGGGTGCTGGAATGATCGGGACGGTGCATGTTGAATGAAGTACACGCACAATTACATGAAAATCTTTCTTGATACTGCTGACACAGAAATTATTAACGAATATTTTAAAACGGGACTGGTAGATGGTGTCACTACCAACCCCACTTTGATTATGAAAAGTGGTAGAAATCCTGAGGATGTCTATCAAGAAATTAAAGACATTGGTGTAAACGACATCAGCATGGAAGTTGTCGGTGATGAGGGTGAAATGTATCGTGAAGGCAAACGTCTTTATGAGAAATTCGGAAAAGTATGCACCGTAAAAGTTCCTTGCACACGGGAGGGTCTTGCCGTTTGTAAATCTCTCTCTGATCAGAACATCAATGTCAACGTCACACTCATCTTCTGTGCCTCTCAGGCAGTCCTAGCAGCAAAGGCAGGGGCAACTTATGTAAGTCCATTTGTAGGCAGGTTAGATGACCAGTCAGTGGCAGGTCTGGAGGTTGTACGATCTATCTCTGAACTGTATCGCATTCATGGAGTCAGAACTCAGGTTCTTGCTGCATCTATTCGTAATGTTCAACGTGCTATTAGGTCATGGTATAATGGTGCTGAAATCTGCACTATGCCACCTAAAGTGTTTGATCAAATGTATGACCATATCCTTACCGATAAAGGTCTTGAGATTTTCGATCAAGACTGGGCATCGGTAAAGAGTGATTAACGACGACACCCCGTACAAACTGGCTGAGATCATTCGTGATACTTGGCCCAATCTTTATTACTTGAAAGACATTAAAAAACCGATGACATTTACAGTATATTCTAAGGATGGCTGTCCTTATTGCACCAAGGTTCAGCAAGTATTAGAGCTTGCAGAAGTGAAGCATGTGATATATAAACTTAACAGGGACTACACCAGAGAAGAATTCTATGATAAGTTTGGGAAAGGTTCCACCTTCCCAAGAGTTGTCATGGATGATACACTAATTGGTGGATGTATGGAAACTGTTAAGTATCTACGGGAACAAAAACTGGTCTAATGGAACAAAACCTCATCGACATCTATGATCTTATTGAACATGCTATTGATAATGCCTTTGAGGGACAAATGAATTTAAGATTCTACGACTACTTGAAAGATACAAAAACTAAAAAGCACGAAGTTGATGCATTTATTGAAAGCACTACTGCTGTAGAACTCAGTGATCTTACATTAGAACTTGAGGAATATATCAAAGGTGGTGCTGACTCAGAGCATAAACAACTTCGGGAGGGTTATGGTCATATTCCTAAACCTCAAGCAAGAAAAATTAAAAATTATTTGTATGGCATCTTAGAAGATGCATGGAGATATAGTCATGACCGACGACCTGGGAGACGAAAAAAGCATTCTAAATAAATCAGATCCTCATATTAATCGTGGGGTAGAGTTGCTGTTACGCAACAGGAGGAGAAAACCAGAACGGCCCAAAACTTTTCAGTTAAAGTTCGGCAAGATGGTCTCTCTTTTCCGAAGAGAGATTGTATTTCATTTGAACTTCTATCTGGACATTAGAAAGAAATAGTCTCTGGAGGACAAAAAATGTTAGCAGTAACACTGACGATAGGAACATTAGTTTCAATTATGTTCTTTTTTGTAGGAGGTGTGGTAGGATGGCTTGCAAAGGAGCATCAATTCCAAACCCAACCCGTTTTTACTCATCCAGAGATGTTTGATGAAAACGGAAATGTATTACCAGACGAAATTTTAGCAGTACGATTTGAAAATAGCTATGACGAACTCGACGAAGAAGACGACAACTAGAAAACCCCGGAAACCAAGAGCGACAACTAAAAAACAATTTACTGTCAAAGCAGAACCTGAAACTTTGCCACCAAATCCATTTGTTTATGAGGTTCTTGAACTTGCTGCTAAGCAAAGGACTAAGTTAAAAAAGGTTGATGTTCTTAAGACCTACGATCACATTTCTTTAAAGTCTATCTTTATTTGGAACTTTGATGAAAGTGTAATCTCTATGCTTCCTGAGGGAGAGGTCCCTTATGGAGACTCTGATGATCAATCGATCTACTCTGGAACTCTTTCAGAAAACATCGCAAAAGAAGCAAGGGGGGGTGAGTCTGCTACTGGTCAAGATTTAGATGGTAGGGGTAAAACTTCTCTGAGAAGAGAGTATCAAAATCTCTATCATTTCATAAAAGGTGGTAATGATAGTTTATCTTCTATTCGTAGAGAGACTATGTTTATTAATATGCTCCGTGGACTCCATCCCAGAGAAGCAGAAGTTTTGATTCTTGTAAAAGATAAACGTCTTTCTGACAGATACAATATTACTTTAGAGGTTGTAAAAGAGGCATATCCCGATATCAATTGGGGAGGTCGTTCATGACATTAACCGTAGATACCAAGGAGGAAGAAATGAGTAGTCTTCCAATCAACCCGGAAGATCCTTCGTCATATGGATGCCAGATCCTTCAAGAGAAAACCACTCTTGAAGCGGCAAATGATAAGTCACTCCCTAATGATGCTAGGTTGATTTGGTATATTGATAATGGTGTAGAGTGTGTTGATCTTACGAGATGTAAAAAAACATCTCAATTATTTGACATGTACTATGATCGGTATGGTAAAGGTGCTGTTCAAAGGATTGATTTTGGATATGGCACAATGAATCCAAAACTTTGGGGGGTAAAACCAAAAGAACAAAAGAAAAGAAAATGAAACCTAGTGAAGAAGATCTTAGAAAGGCGGTTGATATTTTAATCCGTCAAGAAATTCAAGAAACTATCAATGATTATGTCGATTCAAAAGATGAGACTGAAAAAGGTGGTCTTGGATTTATTGAAGATAATGAGTTGAAGTTGAGTGTCTCTCAAAAAGAGATTGATAAAATTATTAAAAAATATAAGAAGTTAAAGAAAGCCGAAAGATCTAACCTGTCTCATATCAAAAAATTAGGAGACGGTTGACATCTTTGGTAAATAGAACTATGATCGTTAGCATGTATTATTATCATCATGTATAAACCATACTCACCAGAGTGGCACAGGTATAGATACCTGAAAGAAGCCATTGACAAATACCTGGATGACTACGTTGATAATGACGTAATTCGTGATGACATTCTGAGTATTCTTGGTGATCGATCTGAAGCAGCATATGCTGAGTTCAATAAAACTTCAGAATTAGAATCTAAACTCCGAAAGAACTAACATGCTCTCCACCCAATACAGACTCAGACTTGAGTCCATTTGTAGATGTATTGCGAACAAAGAAGAGGTTCCCTTAGAGGACATGATCTGGGCAGAAAAACTTGCCAAGGCACATACACTTGCCAGAGATTGGTTAAATAAAGCACGCCGTCAGTCCAAAGGTATTGAGGAAGGTAGCACCGATGATTTTTTAAATAAGATGGGACTAGGTGACCCCGACCCATCGAATCACAGAACGGGGTTTGGTGGTGCTGATGAAATTGTAGATTGGTTCCAAAGAGATAAACCCGATGACTGGAGGCAACGTGACTGAAAAACAAGTTCCTTGGTGGACACTGCATGAAGTTGCAGACGAATTGGATGGCACGTTGAGACACATTTCTTGTGTAGATAGTAATGGTAGAAGGTACAAACGAGTTGTAATAGAGTATGAGGAGGAGAAACAGTAATGCAGGTATCAATTTATTCTAACGGTAGTCAAGAATGTGAGAGGGCATCGTCTTTATTGAAGGCAGTTCATCTTGATGAAGTGGTTGTGTATAAACTTGATAAGCATTTTACTGAAAAACAATTCAGAGATGAATTTGGTGATGAGGTAGAATATCCCATGATCTCCATTGGCATGTTCAGAGGAACTTTAAAAGAGACTATGAACTACATGAGTAAGAAAGGAATGTTTGTGTAACACGTTATACAAAAATATTTGACTATATAATATATGAGGTCTATAATAGACCTGTCGTTCATCCCACTATGTGGGACGCAAGTAAGTCGCGGAACGGAGCGTTCACCCCATGTTTGAACTACTACTATATTCAACAATGGCCTGTCCAGATGCTGATGCTTTGATCTTTCGGATCAAAAAAGCAGAGAGTTTGGAACCACAGATCAAAATAGAACTGGTAGAGACCGTAAAGGAATCTGTGCCAGAATGCTATTGGGGCGCAAACGACTGAAGGAACGGGAAAAAACGGATCCTGCGAAAGCAGAGAAGGTTTAATTTTCACCCTAGTATTTCAGGAGTAAACCAATGAACACTTTAACAATCATCAAAAAGCAAATCGATAAGGCAGCAGCTCTGCACGACGCACAAATTCACCTTACAAAGTATCGTGGAGTTGATTGCAAAGTGCATGAGGCACCTGAGGAAACTCACGGCACCTACTGCTATCGTGGTCGTATTTACGTCAAGTGATATGGAAGCATTACAACTTACTGGGATCGTATCCTTAGGTTTTGTAGCATTCCTCACTATCCTTTACGGTGAACTTTTACTTCTTCATAAATTATTATGAGGGGGTAAAATTAAATGCTTAGGATCAAATTTGAGTGGGACTATGGTCTTTCTAATTATGATCCAGAAATTCACGATCGAGATAAAACATTTGCGTTTTTGACATATCGTGGTGTGCATTATGCCAAGTGGGTTTTTTTAAAATCCCGAGGCATACAAAATTGGAAAGTAAATAAATGAGGACCTTGACGGGTCCTCTTTTTTTGTCTATAATTAGTGAGAGTATATTTTTCTCTTATGGAAAGAGACAAACTTAAACTGATAGTAAGGAATCTCAAACTGTTAGTTGAGGCTCTGGAGTCTGAAGTATATTCTGATCCTAGTGCTTATACAGACAAACGGGAAAATTTCGATGATCCCATTCCTTATCCTGTTGCAGATTACGACGAAGTATTTAATGACGATGACGGATACCCTGACTAAACTGATTAGTGTCACCCCAGATGCAGAAAAACACATGGCATATTGTGCCCGTGTGAGCAATCCAGCAAACCAAGAGAATGAAAAGTTCTCTGGATTGTTGAAGTATTGTGTGAAGCACCAACACTGGAGTATCTTTGAGCAGGCATATATGACCTTGGAGTTGAATACCACCAGGGGTATCGCAGCTCAAGTGCTGCGCCACCGTAGCTTCACATATCAAGAATTTTCACAACGTTATGCTGATTCTTCCTTACTCGCGGAGAAGATCCCTCTACCTGAACTACGGCGTCAAGACACCAAGAATCGTCAGAATTCTATTGATGATATTGACCCGTTTGTCCGTCAAGAGTTTCAGATAAAAATGCAGAAACACTTTGATGAGGGAATGAAACTCTACAAAGAAATGCTTGATGCATCGATTGCAAAGGAGTGTGCTCGCTTTGTGCTTCCCTTAGCATGTCCGACAAAAATCTACATGACCGGTTCAGTTCGCTCATGGATTCATTATATTGATTTGCGTTCTGCAAATGGTACGCAGAAAGAACACATGGACATTGCTTTGGGTGCTAAGAAGATCTTCTGCGAACAGTTTCCTGCCGTTGCGGAGGCAATGGAGTGGGTTTAATAAATACAAGAAAAGGATTGAACGTTTATGCCAACGTACCCCGTTATTAATAAAGAAACAAAAGAGAAGAAAGAACTTAGTATGTCTATGAAAGCATACGAAGAGTGGAGAAAAGAAAATCCAGAGTGGGATAAGGATTGGTCAGCAGGTTGTGCTGGAGTAGATACAGAGTTTAGATGGACAGGAGAAGCAAAGTCTAGCGGTTGGAATGAAGTTCTGGACCGTGCATCCAAACAACCGGGTGCCACGGTTCGGAAAAATCGTGACTACTCCTTCTAACTCTAAACTCAGCTTATGCCAGCAAAAAGAAAGTCTCAAACACCAATTGTCCCATTCGGGATGTCCAATAAGCACATGAAAAGAAAAAAACCAATCAACTCAGATTTAATGAGGAAGATTGAACCCCTGACACATAATCAGGAGGAACTCTTCCGATGCTACAAGAACGATCAAAATCTTGTAGCATATGGTGCAGCAGGTACAGGTAAGACATTTATTACCCTCTACAATGCTCTCAAAGATGTATTGGATGAAAAGACACCTTACGAGAAAATCTACCTTGTTAGATCTCTCGTAGCAACCAGAGAGATTGGTTTTCTACCTGGGGACCATGAGGATAAGTCTTCACTTTATCAGATTCCATATAAGAATATGGTAAAGTATATGTTTGAGATGCCCACAGATTCTGACTTTGAGATGCTCTATGCTAATCTCAAAAATCAAGGAACTATCAGTTTCTGGAGCACATCTTTTATTCGTGGCACAACTCTTGATAACGCCATCATCATCGTGGATGAATTTCAGAACTTGAACTTTCACGAACTTGATAGTATTATTACAAGGATTGGACAGGACTCTAAAATTATGTTCTGTGGTGATGCTACTCAGTCCGATCTTATCAAGTCTGCAGAAAAGAATGGAATTGCAGACTTTATGAAAATTCTTAGAACAATGCCATCCATGGACATTATTGAATTTGGTGTTGAGGATATTGTTCGTTCAGGACTCTGTAAAGAATACCTAATTGCAAAAATGGAACTTAATTTATGACCTTTATTCATCATAATTTTCTCGGTGATCTTGAACTAAACAAAAAAGAAACACAAGGCATCCGTCTCTATAATCTTCCAAATGGAGAATGGGTGCCTTCCATTACGTCTGTAACTTCCTTCTACAACCGACAGATTTTTGCCAAATGGAGAGCAAGAATCGGTATTGAAGAAGCAAATCGTATTACTAAGAAAGCAACTGCCCGAGGAACAGACTTTCACGAAGCAACAGAATTGTATATGTTGAACAAAGAAATAGATTGGGATGAGTTTAAACCTCTGACCAAGTTTATGTTTCATCATGCCAAACCATATCTGGACAAGATAAATAATATACACGCCATAGAAAGAACACTCTATTCTGAGTATCTTGGTTTAGCAGGTAGAGTTGATTGTATCGGCGAATATGAAGGCGAACTAGCAGTCATAGACTTTAAGACCTCTGAAAAGATCAAACCAGAAGAGTGGTTGGAGAATTATTTCGTACAAGAAATGTTCTATGCTTCCGCTTACTATGAGTTAACTGGAATTCCTGTCAAAAAATTGATCACCATTATGGTCACACCTGGTGGTGATGTTAAGGTGTTTGACAAAAGGAATAAAGGGGACTATATTAAACTTCTAGTTCGTTATATTAAAGAATTTGTACATCACAATACTGGGTCAGAGAATGGGGAATGAACTAGAAAAAGCACTAGAGAATAAGTTTTTCTGTCCATCACGTTTTGCACAAGAGATCGAAACTCTTGTTCTTAAGGATGAAAAGATGAGTTATATCGATGCTATTATTCACTTCTGTGAGCAGAATGGTATCGATCTAGAATCAGTTCCTAAACTAATTTCTAAACCATTGAAAGAGAAGATTAAGTATGAAGCTCAGGAACTTAATTTTCTAAAAAGAAGTTCCCGTGCCAAATTACCTCTCTGAATTCATTTTCGGGTAAAAAATTTTTCCGGCAAAAAATTCCTTTATTACTTTTTTGATGATGCCGTTTGATGCCTATAAACAATATCTTTCACTGAAGAATCACTTCACGAAAGAAAAATATGACTATCATAAGTATTGTGGTAAAAGTCGTGCTACAGTTCAATCTTTCTATAAACGGAAAGATCGTTTCTGGTTTGAGAAACTAGCACGAAACAAAGATGATAAAGAAGTAGTTGAGTTCTTCGTATCTAATTTTATCACCTGCACTGATCCAAGTAAGCTTTGGATAGGAGAGATGATAAGAGAAGGTGAAGGTAGATACACTTCATGGAAAAGAAGAACACAATCTCTCTCTTATGTTTTTAAAGAAGAGATGGAGTCCGTGCTTGCTAATAGAGATATTAATGATGCTTTTGCAAGTTCAAACGGACACTCACCCATACTTAAGGGGTATCTTGGTGGGGATATTTCACTTGAGACAATGGTGATCTGTGATAAGATACTTGATTATCGAACTGATTATGATAAAAAACTGACAGACCCGGTGTGGGAAACTGTCAGTATGAGAATACGGAAGTATTCTCCGTTCCTAAATATCGATGTACCCCACTACAAAAAAATCCTAAAGGAGATGGTTCATGGTTCTTGACAATGCAACAGTATTAGAAAATCTGCTCAAACAGAAAGTTGAAATTGAACAACAATTAGAAACACTTCGTGTGACTTACCTGAAGGTTACTGGTGCAATTGATGCTCTTCAACAAATTGAAGAAGCAAATGCCCAACTTGAAGAGGAGGAGTCAGAAGAGGAATGAGTTTCTTCGATTCAGATGTTGTCCGTGCAGAAATGACGGAAATAAGTGAGTTGCAAGAGGACGTATACCGTAACGTTTTCAAGTTTCCCTCTATGAATAAAGAGGAGAAAAAGTTTCATGTAGGTATGTTGGAAAGACTTCTTGATAAACAAAGAATTCTTTATACTCGTTTGAGTTTATCAGATGATCCCGAAGCAAAGATGATGAAGCAACGCATTATCGAGTCCGCAACCATGATGGGTCTTCCACCCGATACTGACATGAATACTGTTTTTAGTAACATGTCAAAAATGCTTGAAGTGATGAAGGATCAGATTGACAAGTCTGGTTCTGACCTGTAGAATACAGAGGTACACACAAGCCAAATACGTACAAATCCGAGGTAATCCGAATGTCATTCGCAAATCTTAAGAAGCAATCTTCGCTTGGTTCTTTGACTTCTAAACTTGTAAAAGAAGTTGAGAAGATGAACAACACTAGTGGCGGTGGAGATGACCGTCTCTGGAAACCTGAAATGGACAAGACTGGCAATGGATATGCAGTCATCCGTTTCCTGCCCGCACCAGATGGAGAAGAACTCCCATGGGCAAAGATGTACTCTCATGCCTTCCAAGGTCCTGGTGGCTGGTACATTGAGAACTCTCTGACCACTCTGGGTCAAAAGGATCCTGTATCTGAGTACAACCGTGAGTTGTGGAACAGTGGTCTTGACTCCGACAAGGACACTGTTCGTAAGCAGAAGCGCAAACTTTCCTACTATGCCAACATCTATGTTGTGCAGGACAAAGCAAATCCTGACAATGAAGGTAAAGTCTTCCTGTATAAATTCGGTAAGAAGATCTTTGATAAGATCATGGAAGCAATGCAACCTGAGTATGAAGATGAGACCGCCATCAATCCCTTTGACTTCTGGGAAGGTGCTAACTTCAAACTGAAACTGAAAAAGGTTGCAGGTTACTGGAACTACGATTCCTCTGAGTTCGCAGCAGCTGGTCCTCTTCTTGAGGATGATGATGCATTGGAAGCACTGTGGAATAAGCAGTATTCACTGACTGCTTTGACGGCTGCTGATCAGTTTAAGTCCTATGATCAACTGCAGAATCGTCTGAAGATGGTCTTGGGACAGAAGTCTGCTCCTGCTCGTCTCGATGAGGAAACTGCAGATGAGGATAATGATCGTGGATCTTTTGCTCCTGAGTTTAAGTCCCGTCGTCCTGAACCTGCTGCAGATTTCAATGCACCAGACATCACTCCCACTAAATCAAAAGATGAAGATGAGGATGATGCTCTGTCCTACTTCCAGAAACTTGCTGAGGAGTGATGAGATACAACCAGTTGTGCTTGACCCTTCTGGTTATCGCAGCATATATTAATCTACTAAAATAGTCTAATATTATCACCCGTTTTTAAGGTTCTAGTCTTATATTGACTAGAACCTTTTTTATATGTCATGAGAATCTCAAGATCATCCAATGCAATCTGAGTGTATCTTGGTTTCAATAAGAAAATATTTCTTCTATCTGTTTGCAACTTCTCTTCATATTGATAATTAGTCACTTCTTTAACTGGTCTTGCTGTTTGGTATGCACCACTATCAAAGAATGTTATACTGAAATCTGATGGGACTTTTAGACCTGGTATTACCATCACAACACCCTCACTATTCTTTGTTTCTACGGTTTCGTGATGATGTGTGTCATTTATTTTTTCATAGGTGCCATATTTTTCTAACAAGAATGTATCAAATCCCCTTTGTGTGAGTGGCCATTCTGTTTGAATATTTTGAATATTATTACAAGTCAGAACTAACCAATCAAAATCAGAATCTCCATAAAAATCAAATGCAACATTATCAGGACGATCATCTCCTTTGATCTGGTACTTTGTGAATACAGAAAGATCTTGGAAGATGTCCTCTCTGAGTTGACCTCTCTTGAATAGATTTTTTACAGGAATATAATCTGATATGTTAGCATCTGGAAGTCTGCTAACATATTCAAAATCTGGAACTCTACTAAAATAATTTGACATCTTAGAATCCTATTGAGTCTGCAGGAGTATCATCATAATCTTCGTAAAACACTGGCTCAAGTTCTTTCAATGACATTGATATTGTATATGATGTCATGAATCCATCTTTGAGTGTGGAATAATTTCCATCTGGAGTATAGTCAACTTCAAATGATGTCATAGCACATTCCTTTGGTCTACCTATGAATGGATGCTCTTCCGTTCCTTTGTGCATGTAGTGTATTTGAAAAGTATTTGGTGCCTTTAAGAATAAGTTTGCAGATGTTCCACCACTTCCACCACCTTTTTGTGGTGCCATGTTTTGTTTAAAGAATCTGATGATCTTAACAATCATTTCTGCTTCTTCTTTACTACGTGCAGATAACTTAAACTGAAATGAGAAAGGTCTTAGTGTTGGTTTTTGAAAAAGAAGTTCAAGATTAGGGTTCTGAATCACACCTTGAGTTCTTGCTAAAAGTCCCTTGACATTAGCAGCTTTTTCTGCAAAAGATGAGGCAACCAGAGTTTTAAAATCTTCTTGAGATCCTTGTAATTGTCCTTTTAACTGGTTTATAGAATCACTAAATCCTCCCATTCCACCAGTGATTGAGTTCAGTGCAACTCCTGCTTTTGCTATATCAACTGGAGTCATTACATCTTCACCCCAACCAGCAGCATTCTGATCTTTGATACCAGATTGAATTGGGAGAGTTACTGTTCCTCTACTTCTACCTCCACCTCCACCACCAGGACCGACTCTTTCTCTACCACCAAACGTAAATCCGGTAAGTGTTTTTACTGAATATGTTAATGCAGTGAATTGAATAACATCCTGACCTTCTGCTATGGTCTCAGGATACTGCATGGGTCCAAAGTTTCTAGTGCTACTAGGTGCTGATGTTGTTGTTGTCTGAGAGTCACCTGTTTCTTGAACTATTGCAGTATTACCAGATCCACCACCTGATCTTTCTAATGCTCCGCCAGGATCTATTGAATTTGCTTGTGCCTTTTTACCAGCTTCATTAGTTTGTTGTCTTATGGAATTACTCAGTTGAGAGTTTGAATTTTGTAATGCTCTTCTTTCTTCTGTTGATGCTGTAGATAGTGTTGTTTTATTAGTAATATTACCATCTATATCAGTAGTAACTTCCGAAATTTTTACGTCATTATTTCCTTGAGCATCAGTTCTATATGTTTCTCTTATTACTCCACCAGTCGCAAGCGTAGTAACCTGAGTCCTGTAAAAAGATCTTCTCCTGTTACGGACACTCGTACCTGTTTCCACTGATGCTACAGAACTATATGCGGATGCCATTAGATATGGTTCTTTTTTACTTATTTAGTACACGTTTTTGATATTGTAGTGATAATAAATCATCTAGTTCATCTTGCTGAACGATATAAACCTGAGTTCCTAATTCTTGAAAAGTATATTGTCTATACTGCCCCCAGTGAAAATTAATACCACGAAATCCCCAAGGATATAATTCAGTTACTGCAACTAATGGATGTTGATCGTATTCGATGTTAGGAGTTTTCGCAAAGTATTTAAAAGTGCAGAATTTGCCCTCTTCAGGTATAGGTGTTACAGTGTCATTAAGTGCATACATGATCAGAGTCATTCTATCATCAACATTTGTTTCTGATTGAATGTCTTGTCTTATTGGTTCAATACGGTTCATTTGATTCCGAGTTCGTCTTCTGTGATTACTTTGAAATTAATTCTTCTATCTTCACAAAATTCAACTGCTGCTTTCCATTTTGCCTGGTTTACTGCATAAGTCTTACACTCATACAGATAAGATTTAGTAACTCTTGATTTCTTTTTTGGTGGTTGTGTTTGTCTCTTTGGCTTCACCTCAACAACATAAGTCTTGATATGACCTGTGTTTTCTTTTACTTTGATGATGAAGTCTGGAAAATATTTGTGGACTCTTCTATCAACTGGTGAGATATATGGAATCCAAAACTCTTCACTTCCCCACTCAAGAATGTTTTCATTTAGATCACAGTAACGACAAAACTTTCTTTCCCAACTGCTACGACAGATAATATTGTCTGCGTTTCCTTTATATTTTTTCGGGAAGGAAGGTTTGTATTTACTTTTTATACTTTCTCCCATACATAGTATATAAGGTAAAAACTATTTATAAATGCCTAACAGAAAAACACTAAGTGATATAAGAGCAACAATACTGAGACCTGCGATGACTTCGCATTTTATGATGTATGTTGACTTTCCTAGTGAAGTAAAATCACACATGTCCAGTAGGGGACTTGAAGACCCTCAAGGTGGAGTTCTTAGAGGTGGATTAAACCTCGCATGTTCTGAAGCATCCCTTCCAGGATCCTCTTTGGCAACTTTAGAACAAACTAGTGATCGCACTGGTGTGACTGAGAGACATGTACATAGGAGAATGTTTGATGATAGAATAGATCTAACCTTCTATGTTGATGCTCAAAACTATCTTCCAATTAGAGCATTTGAATTTTGGAAAGAATATATCACTGGAGAAGGCACCGATAGTGATTTTGCGAGAGCTAATCATTTTTATAGAATGAACTATGTTGATGACTATGCAACTGAATCACTTAGGATTATAAAGTTTGAAAGAGATTTTGATGGATCATTTAAAGGAAATAATGGTATTGTAAACGGAACTCAGGTTGGACTTACATATAATTTTGTAAGGGCATTCCCAATAGCAATCGCATCAATGCCAGTGTCTTATGATGCATCTTCACTTTTAAAATGCACAGTATCAATGACATACATTAGATACTACATAACCAATGGTATTGGAGATTCTGATTCTAATACCTCTCCATCTCCACAATATCAAGTGACTCCACGGTTAAGGCAAGAGAATTTGAGTCAAGAATATTACAATAACTTTGGCGATAACAGTCAAAATGCAACTAACTTTGCTGATTTTGTTAATGGAACAGTAAGAGGTCCTTTTGGAGAAGCTATCGCATAACTCACTAAATAATCACACTGAAAATCTATAGGTTATTATGCCATTACCAAAGATTGTTGCACCAACTTATGAGCTTGAGTTGCCATCTACAGGACAAGAAATCAAATATAGACCTTTTCTTGTAAAAGAAGAGAAGGTTCTTGTAATCGCATTAGAGAGTGAGGATACAAAACAAATCACTAATGCCATTAAGTCGGTCATTAAGAACTGCATTCTTACGAGAGGAATCAAAGTAGAATCACTTCCCACGTTTGATATTGAGTATCTGTTTCTCAACATTCGTGGTAAGTCTGTCGGAGAGACTGTTGAAGTCAATATCATTTGTCCAGATGATGAAGAGACTCAAGTCCCCGTGACGATTGATCTTGATGATATCAAAGTGAAGAAAAATGATGATCATACGAACCAAGTAAAGGTTGATGACACCATTACCATGGTAATGAAGTATCCTTCTTTGGATCAGTTTATCAAGAGCAACTTTGATTTCAAAGATCAGAATGCCATGGATCAATCATTTGAACTGATTGCATCTTGTATTGAATCTATCTGCACTGAAGAAGAAGTATGGGCAACTGCGGATTGTACCAAGAAAGAAGTAACTGAATTCCTTGAGTCTATGAACTCATCACAGTTTAAGGGTATTGAGGCATTCTTTGAGACAATGCCAAAACTCTCTCATACTATTTCTGTTACGAATCCTAATACTAAAGTTAAGAGTGAAGTTGTACTTGAGGGATTATCAAGTTTTTTCGCGTAGCCCTCATTCATATGAGTCTGGAGGGTTACTATCGTCTTAATTTTTCGTTGATGCAGTACCATAAATACTCACTAACAGAGATTGAAAATATGCTTCCGTGGGAACGGGACATCTATGTAGCACTATTACAACAACATCTTGAAGAAGAGAAGTTAAAGCATCAACAAGCGCATGGCATCTAGGACTACCACCGATCCAATAGAAATACTCTTAGAGATGGGTGTAGACCTTGATAATCTCTCCGAAGAGGAGGATTATCTTAGTGCCTTAATGGAGGCAATTGCTACTATAGAATTTAAAACAAAGGGAAAGGGTGATGCAAGAAGTGCTGCTCTTAGGGAAGAAGTTATTAAAATAAGAAAGGGAAAGAGAAAACCACAAGCAAAGAAAACAAAGATATCTGCAGACAGTTTTAAGAAAAAGAGTGCAACCACTGCTAGCATAGGTCAAAAGGCACTACCACCTGCAAATATAAAACCTAAGACTTCAATCATACCATATGCAAAACCTGATGAGGTTGATGAAGAAGAGGAGGGTGGTAAAAAGAAAAAAGCAAGAACAAGAAAAACAGATAAAGATCAAAAGTTACTTGAAAAGATTGCAAAGAGTGTCAGTAACATTGCTGATATTCTGAAAGAACAGTATGGATTAAAGAAAAAGAAAGCATCATATGATCGAAAGAAAGCAGAAGCAGATAAAAGAAAACTAAAAGAAAGCAACCTTGAGAAAAGTTTTAAGGGTTTAGCAAGTGCAGCAGAGAAAATAATTGCACCTGTTAAGGGTGCTCTTGATAGCATTTTTGATTTCTTTCTCAATATAATTATTGGAAGATTCCTTGTTAAGTTTATTGGTTGGTTTGGTGATCCTAAAAATAAAGAGAAAGTTGATTCTGTTGTTAGGTTTTTAGTAGATCATGGACCTAAACTTTTAGCAGCATTCTTGTTGTTTGGAACGAGCATCGGTAGATTTGCTGTTAGATTATCTGCAATGCTGCTAAAAGGTGCTCTAAGATTAGGTGCTGCAGCTGCTAAGTTTGCACTTAGATTTGCTATGAGAAACCCTGCTGCTGCAGCAATAACTGCAATAGTAGGTGGTGCTGCTCTTGGTGCTGTATCACAGGCAAATACTCAGTCAAATGATCCAGATGCACCTGAGGGAAGAACTCAACTTGAAGACACTATGGATTTTGGTGGTGTCACTGGAGACCCCATGGCTGGTGCATTCCGACATGGTGGAGTGATACCTTATTACAATGATGGTGGGGGAGTTAGTTCTGGTAAGATAACAACAAATAGTGGAAGTGATATTACCGGTGCAGGTCCTGATACTCAGTTAATCGCAGCACAACCTGGAGAGATTGTAATTAATAAAAAGACAGTTGATGCTGTTGGTGCAGAACATTTTTTAGGACTTAATAAACAGTATGGTGGTCCTGGTGCAAATAAACCAAAAACTGCAACAGTTCAAACAGCATATGATGGTGGAATTGTTCTTCCTACCTTTAGAGGTGGGGGCATGGTCCCCGATGTTGTGTCAGTATCTCATCCTAACACAGGAAGCGGATTTGGTGTAAGGGGAGTAACTGATTATAAAGGTAGACCAGGAGTATTCTCAAGGGGGGCTGCTACAGCATTTGGAAAAATGATCACCGATTCTGGTGGTGCAGTTAAAGGTTCTGACATTGCTAGCAGTCAGAGAAGTAAATCGTATAATGCACATGTAGGAGGAGTTTCTAATTCCAATCACCTATATGGCAATGCTCTTGATATTCATGGAACCTCTCAAACATGGATGCGAGCAAATGGTCCAAAGTATGGTTGGATTGTAAACGACTATCCTGGATCACACGGTGGACACTTTAACTATAAGGGTGCTGGTGCATCCCAGATGAATACACCCGATGAGGGAAGTCCAGTTGTAACTGGTCAAGGTGGTAGAGCATTAGGAACCACAACTCAAAGATCAGGAACAGGATCACGTTCTGATGGACCAAGTGTAACTGTAAAATCTTCCATCGTGCTTGCACTTAAGAATGGAGTGCAAGGTAAATTAAACACTGCAACTGGTAAATTCACACCAGCAGAATTTTCACCTGCAGAGAGAGAAAGATACATAAAGTTCGGTGGAACAATTCCCGAGTCAAAACCAAAAGTGAAACCACAGAATAAACTCCTTGGCACTCTAACAGGCGCTGCGACTGGTGCAGCAACTGGTGCTATGTTTGGTGGTCCATTAGGTGCTTTCATCGGTGGGGTTACTGGTGGTATTTTAGGATCTGGAATACTTGGTGTTGAATCAGATCCTAATAAACCTAAGAGAAGTAATTTTCCTATGGGAAGATCTGGTGCTAAAAAGTATAGTGAAGCGTTGGAGAAATATAATACACAAAAGCAGGAAGCAGCAGCAAAGAAAAAAGCAAATAGACCAAAGAGAAGTGATTTCCCTATGGGAAGATCGGGTGCTAAAGCATACAGTAATGCATTGATGAAACGTAGAATGGAACCCTCTACTCAACCAACAAGTATGTCTTCAGCAGCAAAGTTGGGAACGATGAATCCAAATGTTTCTACACCATCACCTCCATCTGATGGAGGTAGCAATGTGAAAGTTATTAGAATGCCATCCTCTGGTAATGTTGATAATCCAGTTGATAAAGACACTGGTGGGTCTGATGTCAATGCAGCATCGACTGGTAATGGTAATAAGGTAAAATGGAATATCCTTGGTATTCCAATGCCGTTCTAAGGAGAATAAGACATGGCATTACCCGCATTATTAGGAGCAGGAGCAAGAGCAGTTGTCGGACCCATGATCAAGTCTGGTGGCAGAGCCGTTGCTAGTAAAGTCTTGGGTCGTGAAAGGAAGAAAAAAACACAACCAAGAAGAATTATCCCCGGAAGAGATGTAATGGATAATGGTATAGGTGGTGCCATCATAAAACCAAATGTCAAGATGGTTTCTGCAAAGGAAATAAAAGCTTTGCAAACTGGTGATACGGTATCTCCTGGAAAAGATCCTTTGAAATCCATCTACAGTAATGTGATCCTCATTGAGAAGATTCTGAAGGGAAATAATATTGCAGATAGAGATGCATTAAAGGAGCAAAAGAAAAATGATGAGAAATCTGACAAAGCTGCACAAGAGAAAAAGTTAGAAACAAAACCTTCAAAGATTGACAAGAAAAAAGGTGAGGTAATGAAACTTCCTGAAACAGGAATATTTGGTTTTCTTAAAAACTTCATTGGCAATATCCTGATGGGATATTTTGCAGTCAGATTAATTAAGTATCTACCTCAGATATTGGATTTACTTAAAGGTCTTGGTAGGGTTGTTGAATTTGTAACAGATGTTGGAATTTTCTTAGTGGACGGTATAGCATCATTCATAAATTTTGCATACAATGTTTATGATGGGACTAGAAATATATTTAAAAGTGTTGGATTAGAGGGTGCCTTTGATGGTATAATGAAGGCAGTTGAAGTTGCTATCACAGTATTGACATTTGCATTGGGAGCAAAATCTCTTGGTGGATTTGGTGGAGGACAAGGTGGTGCAGCAAAGACTCCAAAAACCCGTGTAAGAACAAAACCACAGGAAGCTTTTCAAGCAGGTAGACCAAAAAGAATGCAACCTCCAGGCACCACTTCCCAAGGTGCTGCCAGTAGATACGCAAGAAGATATGGTGAGGGTGCAGCAAGAAGAAGATTCGGTCAGGCAGCAGGGAAGAGAGCAGCACAACAAGCTGCTGGTAAGTTAGGAGTAAAAGGTGCTGCTAGAGTATTAGGACCACTTGTCAAAAGAATACCAGTTATAGGTGGTTTAATAGAATTTGTTTTGTCTGTAGTTTCTGGAGATTCAGTTGGAAAGGCAGCATTTAGAGCAGTTGGTTCTGGACTTGGGACTTGGATTGGTGGAGCACTTGGATCTTTAATCCCAGTTCCTTTTGTTGGAACTGCCATTGGTGCTTTTGTAGGTGGTGCTGGTGGAGCAGAGTTAGCAGGTGCTATGTATGATGCTTTCTTTGGAGGAAAAGAAGAGCAACCGGAGCCTGAGGAACCAGAAGCAAAACAAAGGGGAGGTCAAGTTGATAGAGGTTTCCAAGAGGAAACTATTACACAACAAAGGAAAGCAATTAGAAAGAAACCATCATTTACAAAAATCAAAGAACCTAAAGATGAGAAGACTGAGAGTGGATTAGGAGGACTTTTAAAATTCTTAGGAACTGGTATCACTAATATTGGAACTGATGGATTGACGATTACTAAGAGAGTTGTTGATCTTGGAAATTCTTTTGGAGAGTATCCTTATTTTGGACCTATTTTATCTCTTGGATCAAAAGTAACTCTTGGAGAAACACCTGATGAAGAAGAATATAAAAACGTTGGATATGGACTTAACATGTTGGTGGGTGAAGGAATATCAAAAGGTATGACGAGCGATGATATAAGTAAATGGGTAACTGCTGCATTTAAGAAAGAACTTTCAAAGACTCTTAATAAAAACTTTGACGTAATGAAGTATGACGAGGATAAAGATAAAAAAAGAGAAAGTTCCGTTCCATCATCAGGCACTTCAGATACACCACCACCATCAGCAGCAGTAACTTCATTAGGATCTGGTGGAGGATCTCTCAAAGACATGGGTGAACAAGAATTTAGTGACCTTGCTTTTATCGTCAGCCATGAAGCACTGAGAGGGACTGATGATGAGTATGCTGTTGCAGCTGCTGTTCTCAATAGAGTTGCTGATCCTAGATATCCGAATACGATCATGGGTGTTGGAACTGCACCTGGACAGTTTGAGGCGGTGTTTAGTGGTAAAGCATATAGAGATGAGGCTCTTGCCAAACAGTTGATGGATAATCAAGGTATGATTATTGATGCTTTGAAAAAATTAAATGGTAGAACTGACTTTAAAGCATTCAGTAGTATGGGTCAGTTTATGGGTGATACTGATATTATGTTTGCTGACAATGGAAATTTTTATCATTACGCTGAACAAAAATCAAAGTCAGATCCCATTCCAAATAATGTTCCGCAGGATTGGAAAAAATTGTTAGGAGAAAACTCTAGTGAAGAGGTAATGATAGCATCAGGTGAAGCACACCCTGAACCAAAAAGATCTCATGCAGGGACTAAACTCTCTAGTAGGGAGCAGATGCTTAAGATTCTTCCGGGTCAGTCTCTGCTTGATGAGAACACTTCAAAAGCATTGGGTGCAACTAATCTTGCAAGATTCAATGCTGCATCCACACCACAAGCAATTCAAAATATTGCTGGACAGATTGCAGGAGTGTCTGATTATGCACCATATGAGCAGGGAGCACAGCAAACAGTTGTGGTTCAAGATCCACCACAACAAATGCCAGAAGAATCACCTCGATCATCTGGAGATAGCATGATGGCAATGTCTGGTGCTCCTAGACATGATCCATTTGAGTTCTTGGATTTCCAAGGTTAAATATAAGAAGAGGTAATCTAAGAATGTCAGTCCAGATAGCATCAAAAGGCTCAGAACCAGCAAATATAATCAAACTAACAATAAACAGCAACCAAGGTGGAAAGGCTGTAGATCTGCGTGGTGGTTTTGTGCAGTTGACTTATACTGAAAGTATTATGAGTGATACCATCACTGCAAACTATGTTTTTATTGATAGTGGTGCCAGTATTGATGGTAAGAGTGTCAGAGATGGACTACCTCTTGTAGGAGAAGAAAGAGTTGAGTTGACATTTGAGGATAATGCTGAAAATAAACTTGAAGTTATTTTATATGTGAATAAAGTTACTCCACTTGAAAATAGAACTCAGAAATCAATGTTGAATATTAGTCTCGTTTCAAAAGAGTTTATTATGAATGAAAAGTCAAGAGTAAAAAGAAGGTTTGATGGAAAACTATCCGAGCACATTTCATCAGTAATCGTTGAAGAACTTGAGAGTGATAAAGATGTTCAAATAGAACCTACTATTAATAATTTAAATACTATAGGAAACTCAACGAAACCATTTTACTTTATCAATAATCTTTGTAAGAAAGCAGTTTCATCTGAGAGTCAAACATTAGGAAGCACTGCTGGATATTTTTTCTATGAAACTTCAGAAGGGTTCTTCTTCAAGTCCATTGATAGTTTGTTAGATCAAGAACCAAAGGCAAAAACAATTTTTAACGAAACTCCTGATACCGCAGGTGGAAATATGCCAGAGGGAAAAGATTTTAAGGTATTAAAGTATGATAAAAAAGATAATGTAAATGTTCAAGAAAAAATGAAGATGGGTGCATTGACAACTCGTCAAGTTTTATTTGATCCGTTTACTTGTTATTATGAGGTTATCAATCCAAAAACAGATGAAACTGAGGGAAGTTTAAAAACTGCTGGTAGAGATGGTCTGCCATTATCAACAACTCTTAGAAATCCAGAGTTTGATAAATCTGGAAAGAACGAAGACTATACAAGAACTACATATCGTTTGTTAGATAAAGGAACTCTTCCAACTGGAGATTCAGATCAACAAGTTGAAAAGTCAGGGGAAGAAAACTTTGTGGGTGCTGAGATTGAAAACCAAGCAGTGATGAGATATAATCAGTTCTTCTCATCTCAAGCAGATATTGTAATTCCTGGAAACTTTGCTTTACATGCAGGTGACATGATTCACCTAGATGTTCCAGGTCTCAGCGATAACAGAACCGAAACTCCAGACGACCAAGATGGTGGTCTATATATTATAACTGATATCTGCCATACAATAACTGCTAAATCTACATTCACAAGATGTAATTTATCTAGAGATTCTATCGGAAGAAAACCCGTTTCACGCTAATCAACTATGGAAAGTATCGAAAAGCACATCGAAAAGGACAAGGAAATCCTTCAAGATCCAACAACAAATCCACAAATGCGTCGTCATATTGAGGGTGAACTGCATGACTTAGAGGAATATGTAGAACATCACAAGAAAGAGATTGAAGCAGGTGATCATCACGATCCTACTTATCTTGAATTGTTCTGCGATCAAAACCCATCTGAACCAGAATGCCTGGTATATGACGACTGATGGAGGGAACGGGAGCACTATTTAATCCTGGATTTTTAGGAGGATCTTTCCTTTGGTGGATCGGTCAGATCGTTGATGACTCTACGTGGAGAGATAATATAAATCCTGGAAAATATGAAGATAGGACTTCCATTCCTGGATGGGGTAGAAGGTATAAGGTAAGAATTATTGGTCTTCATGACCAAGGTGAAACCACTATCCCATCTGATCAGTTGCCATGGGCACAGGTAATGTATCCTGTTACTGCTGGTGGTGGTCAGACAGGAGCGATGGATTCAACCAAGCTCCGTCAAGGAAACATGGTCTTTGGATTCTTCCTGGATGGACAGGAAAGACAAGTTCCTATTATTATGGGAGTTCTTGGTAATAACTCTCAAACTATTCTTGCACAAAAGAATAGCACAGTCGCAGATACTGTTACTGATACTCAACCTGGCATTCTTGCCAAGAGTGGATATTCTGAGGGATCAAGTCCAAAATCAGGCACTGCCAGAGAGGTTCCCCCAGATGATGATCTTTCATTGGAGCAACCTGCTGAAGGCACAGTATCCAATGAAAGCGCAGATGGTATTCAACAGACCACTGCTGCTGACTCTAGAAGACAAGCAAAGTGTGAAGAGAAAATCGCACTGATGAAACCAGACCCAAAAGAGTTTATTAGTTCTTCCCTTAAAGCTATACAAACTGTAATTGAAAATCTTACAAATAGAATTGATACTATCTTACAATCTCTTCAAAGCTATGCTGATGCGATTACTAATAACATAACAGATGCACAGCAAGCAATTCAAAATATTATTCAAAGTGCTTCCAGAGAGATTTCCAAGTTTATGAAACCAATCTTTGACAAGATTCAAGAGTTTGCATTGAAGATTTTGAATCAAGGATTCAATATGATTATTGCAGCACTACCATCCAGTATGAGATTTCAGTTTAAGGATATGGTGCAGCAACTCACAGAACTCCTGTTGTGTATGTACAATAAGATGACTGGTGGTCTCAAAGATCAGATTGCTGGTTCTATTTCTGATGCAATCAATCCACAACAATTGCTAGATGATGTCAACCAAGCAGTTTCAAACGGAGATCCTAGTGTAGGTGCTCCAACAAATCCCCGAGTCCCAATGTGTGCAGCAGAAGCAATTGTTGCAAAGGTCATAAACTTGAATAAAGAGGAGATTGACTCTTCTAACAATGCTATTGTTAATAATCTTAATGCATATCTTGAGGATACGAATGAGATGTTATCTGGCATCACTGGATTTCAATCTGAAATCACAAATCAAATCGGTGATATTGTTGGAAGTATGACTGGTGCTCTTGACTTTACTAACTTTCAAATAAATATTTTTGGTTGTGAATTAGAACCAACCGTTGCAGAATCTGATATATATACATTCTGTAGTGGTGGAGATCAAACTGCACCACCATCTAAACCAAGTAGTAAGTCTGTTGAGGAAGGTATTGTCAATAATCCAGATCCACCATCTGATCCACCAAAGACAGTTCCATACTTAGAACCACAAAGGTCACAACAAACTGTTGAATTGGTTCAAAATACGAACGCTAATCAGGCAGCAGAGAGGAGGGCTCTTGAGCAAGCACAAGATTCTGAAAGTAATGTTCAAGTCGATGATGATACTTAAATTTATCTAATAAATATCATTACCCAGAGGGGCAGAATATAACAAGATATGTCGTTTAACATTTTCGGTTCCGCAACTAAAGATAGTATTCGTGTCGGGTATGTTGATCCCGATAGAGGATATCTTACTGGTAAATCGATTTATGAAGCTAATGTTCATGCCTCTAAAAATCCTGGTGCTGTTTTTATCTTAGAGACAAGAGATAGAGTAAGATATTTAACGATTAATGAAGTTAATAAATTAACAACAAACGATATTACACCAGATCAAATTTCTTGTGAAGGAGGAATTAAAGGACTAAGCCCGACTGATGTTATCGCAGGCGATGTGTCTGCATATCCCTCAGGTAGTCAACCGATTATTGTATCCGGTGGAAGTAACCAAAAATCAAGAACAGATACACTGACTGGAAGAAAATTACCACCTCAAAAAAATCAGGTTAGAGTAGGGGCATCTGGTGGAACTCAATTAACAACGGGTGGTATTGGTGGTAAACCTGTAACCGCTGGAGGTAAATATCTTAAATCAGGTGGAAGACGAGTTAAGTCTGGAGGAACTGGAGGAGATGGTATTTTTCTTGGAGGCACAGGTGGCACACCAGTTCTTATTGATAATCAACCATTAACCATTAATGGAAAGGGAGTCTTTGCTGGTGGAAATGGAGGTGTCCCAATAACCTCTGGTGGACGTGGTGGTCAGAAACTTAAGACAGATGGTTCTCCCAATGCATGTGAGTCAAAAATCTTTATCAGTGGTGGTGGAGGAGTTGGTGCTTTCGCTGTCCCTGTGGTGGGAACAGATGGATCAATTCTTGCGGCAATCGTTACTGAGGGTGGATATGGATATAAAACTCCACCACAATCAAGACTATTTGATTCATGTAGAAGAGGTGTAGGCACTGTTCTTAAAACAAGCATTGGTTCAACTTCATCTACGACAATTTATTACGATCAAGAGGATGATTTTGAAGTTTATGACTTGACTCCTCCTTTTACTCTCTCTGGATATGGTAAAAGATTTGGACCAGATGGTGAGGAACTTGGTGACTGGGATCCCAATTTATTTGCTTCACTACAAGAAGATCCAATATCATTACAGATTAGAGACTATCAAGATTTTCTTAAACAACTTGAGAATCCATGGTGGCACACTAGAAAAGAAACTCCTTTGGAAGTTATCTTTAGAGAAAAGAATGATCAAGTAAAACATGATGTTCAACATTGGGCATGGGGTGGAAAGATTGTTGAGATAAAACAACCTCCCACTAAAAACGATCAATTTGAAGAATTGGAATTTGAAGTTTACACTCAAGGAGGAAACCAGGTAGAAAGAGATTTGCAATTTACCTTTACCTCAGAGGATGGTGGGCATAAATTTCAATTTAAAGCACCTGAGTTTAAAGAGGATAGAAAAACTAAAGTCAAAAGAAAAGTAAAAAGGAACACTGTGTATACGGTTGTTGCTAGCGGTAAATATAAAGGAAAGGGAGTTGAACAAGGTCTTGTTGCTGGTATTGGGAGAGGATCAAAAGAAATTAAAGGAAATAAAAAAGGAACAGTAATTTTTGCTGATTTTGTCAAATCTGCAAATGACAATGACGATTTACAAATTAGAGCAACTCAAGGTAAGTTCACAGCCAGTAATGAAAGAAAGAAGGATGGGCATTCTATAAATGACTTAACTTATAAATTTGAAAGTGGTAAAGATTTTACACCATCTCCTTCAAAAAATAAAAAAGTAATAGAAGACAGTTTTATGAATCGTTATGCGATTTCTCCAACTCCACCTTCTAATGTTCCCGGCACTGACTATGCTGGTCGTGTAGCTACTTTTGTATGGGAAGAAGATTTTCCACATAATGGTGAATATAAGTTCCGAGGCATGGCAGATAACATCGGAAAGATATACATTGATAATGAGTTGGTTCTGGAGGAGAGAAGATTTAAAGGTGATCCTGTTAAAGTTGTATCCAGATATATTGAAAAAGGTGTTCATGAAATTAAAGTTGAATTGTTTAATATTCCGATCAAAGAACCACCAAAACCTAAACCACAAAATCTTACCATCACTTATCATGGATTGAACCAAGGTTCTACTAAAACTGTTAGTGGTGAAAAATCTTATGCTATTAGAACTGAAGGGGAAAGTAGAACTGCAGGAAGAAGGGTAAGGAATAATGGTAAAGAGATTCAGTTTGATGATGATATTAATAACGGATTTGATGAAAATGCCTCATTAAAGATCGAATCAACATCTCCTGGAGTATCTGCTAAGTTTAATAATGACGGAACTCAGTTAATCGTCAAGGGGAGAGGTAATGTCTCCCTAAAATTTGAGTGGGATGATAATCCAAGGACCAAAGGACTCTCTGTTGGAACTTTAAAGGTTGGAAACGGATCTAAGGTCAGTTGGACAACTAGACAAAGAGGTGAAAAAGGAAGTGATAGAAAAACAATTAGAGTGGGTGGAGAAGACTCAAAAGAGGTAATCGGAAAAGGTGGATTCATAGTCAGTAGTGATAAGAGCAAAGTCAAAATGAGAGATGGTCATGGTGACGACATCAACTCTACTTTTTCAATTGTATCTTCCACAAATAACGCTAGATTCTCTGATGATGGGAAAAGATTGATTACTAGTGGTCCTGGTAACATTCAATTAAAGTTAGAATGGGATGATAATCCTAAAACATATGGTGTTGCTGTAGATAAAATTACAGTTGGTGGTGTAGTATTAGATCAAAGAGGTGAAAAGGGCAGTACAACAAAGACTCTTACTATAAACGCACCTAAGACAGTATCTACCTCCACTCAAACTCAAAAATATGAGAGTATTTTCAATACTGCTGACTATGTAAACAAAGCAGACAGAAAACTCTGGAGAACAAATGTATATGGAAGAGGTGGATTCCTTAGTGAGAATGGAATTTGTCCTTTTGATACAAAGAAACCACTAGACAATAATCCTTATGCGGGAACTCATGTCATCCGTTGGGAGCACGTTGATTTCCCTAATGATGGAAACTATGATATTACTGTTGATGCTGATGACAGTGTAAAAATATTCATTGGTAACCGTGAAGGTGCTGGTAAAATGGGAATAGGCAATGGATTAAAAGATGTTGAGGTGGGTGGTGATGAAGTAATTATTGAAAATGGTATGAATAAACAAACTTATACCAGATTCTTTAAAAAAGGAAAGTATAGAATTAGAACGGAGTTAACTCAAATACCTGGAGGTGTCTTTTCGTTTGATAAAAATGGAAGAGCTGGTGGTCCTGATGTAACTGCACGTTTTATTGAGAGAGGTGGAAAAAATTTCCTAAAGGTTGAGGGATCTGGTTCTGCGAAAATTCATTTCAGATTGAGGACAGATGATAATCCAGGAGTCTCTGGAGTATTTGCATCTAAAATTAAGATAGGACTTCCTCCAAATGATTTTGTTGAACTCAAGAGAGGTCAAAAGGGAAGACGTTTAAAAGAAAAAGAGACAATCAACGGATCAGCATTTTTTGAAGCTGGTAGAGAGTATCCTATTCAAACCATTAATTCTAACAGAGATACTGGTTCTAGAATAAAAAACAAAGGACAAACCATCGAGTATGATGATGACATCAGTAATGGATTTGATGAGAATGCAGATCTCACTATCACTAAGATAACAGATCAACAAAAACCAAAGGTCAAAGGTATCAATCCGATGGCACTTGCGATTGATATTAAAACTAGGGAACCTGAGCAACCAAGAATATCTGCTAGATCTTGGCAAGAAAATCCAATGGGTGCTGCTTTCACGATTGAAGCACCTTTACCTCCAATTCCACAGGAACCTCCCCTAGAGCAGGAGGGTAGATGTCCTAACAATCCATTGTGGTCATCCAGATTTGCTGGTGGATCTGAGAGTTGGTGGCCTGTAACTCATCCTGCATGGAGTAAATTTACTAATAGATTTGCAATGTCTCCATTACCACCATTATCTCTTCCTAATAGTGATGGTGGTGGAGGAATAGTTTACTCCAGTACTTGGCAAGTCAATTTTCCTTATAATGGATTTTATGGATTCAAAGGGACTGGCGATAATAAAGGAAGAATTTTAATCGATGGTCAAGAGGTTTACAAACTTAGGGGATTCAAAGATACATCCCCGGAGATTGTAAAGAGAAAAATTACCGAGGGGAATCATGAGGTAACTCTAGAGATAGAAAATCAAGATCAAAGAAAAAGAAAGAAGGTAACTAAAGAATTCTTCAACACTCAGAAATGGCAAGTACCAATAAAAGAAGGTCCTCCAAATCCAGCAGAACTGACAGTAGAATATAGAGGATTGAATCAGGGTTCCACTAAAACTAGTAGTGGTGAAAAATCATATGCGATTAGAACTGAAGGTGAAAGTAGAACGGCTGGTAGAAGAGTAAGGAATAATGGCAGAGTAATTCAATTTGATGACAATATCGGTAATGGATTTGATGAAAATGCAAAACTAATAATTGAGTCAACATCACCAGGTGTTAGTGCAAAGTTTAATAATGACGGTACTCAAATGATTGTCAAAGGTAAGGGAGATGTTTCTCTGAAATTTGAGTGGGACGATAACCCAAGGACTTCTGGTCTTTCTGTTGGAACTTTAAAAGTTGGTAATGGTAAAAAGGTCAGTTGGACAACTAGACAAAGAGGTGAAAAAGGAAGTGACAGAAAAACAATTAATGTGGGATCTAAAGACAGTAATGAGGTCATAGGAAAAGGTGGTTTCACGGTTAGTGGTAATGATATTAAGATGAGAGATGGTCATGGTAATGACATCAACTCGACCTTCAGTATTGTCAGTTCAACTGTCGATGCAAAGTTTTCATCAGATGGTAGAAAAATTAATTACAAAGGGTCTGGTGAGATTACCCTTAGATTAAAATGGGATGATAATCCTAACGCATATGGTGTTGCTGTTGATAGTATTGCCGTTGGAGGAAAAGTTTGGGATCAAAAAGGAGAAAAAGGATCAAAAACTAAAACAATTAAGGTAACTGCAGAGTCAAGCACAACAGGTGGTGTTCAGAGTGGAAAATCCATAGATGGAGTAACTTACACAGGACCAGAACTTTTCAATTTCAAGCATCCTGCATGGAGTGAACTTATGAATAAGATTAGTGTCTCTCCATACACACCACCACTTGATATTGATAACCCAAATATTAATGGACTTTTTTCCCTCAAGTGGAGTGGTGTAAAGTTCACAGAAAATGGAAGATATGATCTTGCTTTCCAAGCAGATAATATTGCTAAACTTTTTATAAACGGAGTGGAAGTTCAGGAAGTAAGATCTTTCAGAGGAGAGCCTAGAAAAAACTATGTAGAATTAAGTCGTGGAACTTATGATATAGAAATTCAACTTACGAATGTTCCAAACCCTAGGGATATTTTCAATAGTAATCCGTCTGGAGTTGCACTTAAGATTACTAAAGATGTCACGATAGTTAGCTCAGAAAGTTCTCCATGGACATCAAATCCAGTTGGTGTATCTGCGATAATTATTCCACCACCATGTCCTAAGGTAGTCGAGGGGACTGGTTTCGTTGATAAAATTGAGGTGATAGAACCAGGAAATGGACATCCACCACCAGAATTCCCAGAAGGTGGTGGAACGGGAATTCCTGTAACACTCCAGTTAGTGGATATAATACCAACTGCACCTGGTATTGGATATACTCCTGGAGATAGAATTATTATCGAAGTCCCTGATAGACCTCCAATTGAATTTGAACCAGAATTAGATCCATTTGGTAGAATTGTTGGAATCCCAATTGCAAGACGACCAGAAATTCCCCCACCGGAAGATGGAACTGATGATCTGACCAGTGGATTTGATATTATAGGTAATTCTGAGACACAAATTTTACAGGTGAAAGATTTGCCTGGTGAAATTGGAGTCGCTGATGATACTGGAGTTTTAATTCCACTTATTCCTACAGGTGGAGGTGCTTCTGGACAAACCGTGGTCCCCGCACCTGGACCTTTCTATGGATTTACAGAGTACCCAAACATATATCCAACATCGAATACTGGGTTAGGATTTAGAGGAAGACCTGTATTTGAAGCTGTTGTTGTTCCCGAAAACATCCTACCAGATGAATCGGTTCTGCAGGTTGTAGACATTCCTGGTATCAGAAAAACTGGATATGTTAATGGAAAACCATATTATGGTCAAGTATTTGCAAAAGATGGTAATCTTTTTGCTGGCATTTCTGAGACTATTGGTCAACTTGTCCCCGTCTATGCGACATTACAAGAAAGCATCCTGAATCGTCAGATAATAGAACCCTCCGCAATTCTTAGATCAGGAACTGAAACTAATAGTAACAATCCCACTTTTAATATTCCTAACACACCAGATAATCTCATCTAAGTTGTTAAATAGTTCATACTCTAAACATTAAAGATGGCAACTACACGAAATAGTGGTGAAAGAGATGGGGGTAATAACCTAAAGAGGACTTATACTGCATCAAAAACTAGCACAGATCATGCTGCGATTTATACAGGGAAAATTCACAAAAACTCTGATGTAATCTCTGACTTTGCGGTGCTTTGTTCTGATGGTGAGCATTTCTTTTCCATGGATAAGGATGGTCAAAGACCTGGGTGGACAACCTTCATGGGTCCTGGATGTTTCCAAGTTGAGTGTGGAAGTAATAGGGAGAAAACTCAAGATGCCTGCATGATCAATGCTAAGAATGGCAATATTGACATTATTGCATCTAATGGTAAAATAAGATTACAAGCAAATGACATTGAATTAGTTGCTGTCGGTGAAGATACTTCTGAGGGCAATATCAAGTTGACTGCTAGTGAAAATATTAGTGGTGATGCAAAGAAAATTATCATGAACTCAAAAAATAATACTAAGATGATGTCATCTGGTATTACTGAAGCAATTGGAAATGCTGGTCTTAATTTATATGGAAATATTATTTCAGGTGTGAGTGATGCAGTCGCAGTTAAAGATTCTAAAGTTGGTGGTCAAAGATATCAACAACTACAAAATCAAGTATAGGAGGTAAAATGACATTTAATATGGACGACGCCAATTTCGGCGGTCAAATAAAAGTAGGAACTGGTATATTCCCTGCTATTGGTGAGGGAACCACCAGAGTAAATGGCTCTGCAGGTATTGAAGGTCCCGTGGTAATAGGTAATCCAACCACATTCCCTGTTCCATATGCAACCTTAAACATTGCACCACTTACTAATGATGATAATTTAATTCCTCCTATTGTTCCTGGTGGAGCATGTTTTCCACTCAGTAATCCATACTCTCTTGCAGTTCAAGGACCATCAGCATTCTTAGGAAATGTAGATTCAGCACTAACTGTCAATGCAGGTCTACATGTCTTTGCTCAAGGGCATGTATTTTCTAACTGTGGTGGTCATGTTCTTGCTGCAAAGAAAGACTTTGATATCAAGCACCCATCAAAAGAGGGGTGGAGACTTCGTTATGTTGCACCTGAGGCACCAAGTGCCGATGTGTATTGTAGAGGTAGAGTAACAAATAAAACTGAGATTGTATTGCCACTGTATTGGAAGGACTTGGTTGACTGGACAACAATTACAGTCAATCTAACTCCGATTGGTGCTCATCAAGACGTGATCGTGAAGAGAATTGATGAGGAAAAAGTATATCTTCAAGCAATGGGAGGTATGCCAATCAATTGTTTCTATCATATCTACGGAGAGAGACAAGACTGCGAAAGAAACATTGCAGAATATGAAGGTGAGTCACCCGCCGATTATCCAGGTGACAATTCACAATATCTACAGTCAAGGAGTTAAAAATGGCAGACGAATTTATTGAAAGAAATATTCCACCCCAGAAAGACTGTGAAGAACATCCGACCTGGGGAAGACCATCTAGTGCATATCAGTATATTTTTAAGGGAAATAAAAAAGAAAGTGATTATCCTGAGGACGCTTGTCTACCTTGGTATCATAAGACTGCACAAATTGATGGTCTTAAAATAAACAGTCCAGGAATTACGGGTACTGGGGATATTGTTATTTCTGGTGAGGTCACGGCACCTATCTTCAATGGTAGTGCTACGTCAGCAAAAACTATTGGTGGTGCATTTGATATTCCACACTTCAGAGATGAGAAGAAAAGAATTCGTCACGTTATTGCAGAGGGACCAGAAGCAGGCATTTATGTCCGTGGAACTTTGAAGGATTCTAATAAGATTGAACTTCCTGAATATTGGGATGGAATCGTTGATCCAGAAACCATTACTGTTACTCTAACTCAGATTGGATATTCTCAAGATCTTATTGTTGAGGGAATTGAGTGGGGCAAGATAGTTAAAATTAAATCTGGCACTGGTGCAAATATAAATTGCTATTATGAAATTTGGGCTGCCCGTTATATAAATCCTTTAGATCATGATGAAAAACTTCATGTTGTATACGAAGGAGACAGTCCTGAAGACTATCCAGGTAATAATGAATATTATTTGATCGGTGGATGGGACTATGACCGTCGTGAAACCAAGTGGAGAAGGCTTGACACTGACTCCTGACTGCTCTATAATAAGCAGGTGATTAAACGAACCCCATGCAAGACGAGTACCTGACCCGATGTGTTGTGGATCCCGTGTCCCGCAAGTTTTTTTTGTACTCTAATGAAGGTGAAGAACGTGTCGTGGATTGTGATACCGTGGATCAGTTCATGGCAGTGCTGGAACTATGTCGTGACAACCTAGACGAAGATACACTTGCGTATGCTGACCCCCTGACCAAAAATGACTTTTAATTTCAAAAAAGGTCGAAAAAAAATTCCCCAAAATTTTTGACCCTATTACTTTTTATGAATCTTTATTCGTCCGATCTTTACAGTGAAATTCTAAAGTGTTACGATTATGAGACCAGAAACACGACAATCTATGGAAATGTTATTCGCAGCGAAATGGAATTTACCCAAAGCAGCGAAGAATGCGGGTCTGACCAACAAGGAGATGAAAATCACCTTTAACGAATATTGTTCATTTCATCCTCCTACTTGGAAAGAGGAGTAATCCTTGGGAGTGTGGCGGAATCGGTAGACGCACCAGACTTAAAATCTGTTGAACATTAAGTTCGTGGGGGTTCAAGTCCCCCCACTCCCATTCCCTAAATATAGTGGGGTATCCGATAAACCCATGAAATACCGCATAGACACAAAATATGCTTGGTATGATCATGAGGGAGAACATCTAATATTGTTATATTTGATTCAAAATATTCCATTCACTTTTGATGAACTCCCAGAACTTGCTAGACAAAATCCAAGTGTAATACAACTAGCAAATTCATATCCGAGGGTGACTGCGGAGGACATGTATCGTGCATCAATATATTTGATGATGGAGGAGTGTCATCCGATGATGTATGAACTGGAATTAGAAAATCCAGAATTGTTGCCTGTAGATTGACTGCCAACTTAGCTCAGTTGGATAGAGCAGGGTTTTTGTAAAGCTCAGGTCAACGGTTCAAATCCGTTAGTTGGCTTATTAGGAGGAAAAATGGTTATAAATCTATGGTACAATAAGTGCATGAAAGAATGGAGATGGTCTCTTACTGAAACAGGAGTTATGACTCAACACTCCGGTGGTCAGGAAGAACTTCGTGATGCTATGAATGATGTTGCAACTACTGTTGAATACATACTTGACAATGAGTTAAAAGAGTAGTAATATATAAAGTGTGTGAAGGAAGTGCGGAAAGGGTAATCCTATGGGGTTGCCCTTTTTTCGTATGATAAATAATCCATAACAGACTATAAGAACAATAAGATGGGTCTCTCCAGATTAGATAATTTTCTGAAATCAACGCGTGGCACTATTCTTTATGTCGATCCGAATAGTTTAGATGCCACTGATAGTATTGAAAACCAGGGTAATTCACTGACTCGTCCCTTCAAAACGATTCAACGTGCTCTGATCGAGGCAGCAAGATTTTCGTATCAGAGAGGGTTGAATAATGATAGGTTCGCAAAAACCACGATTCTCTTATATCCTGGTGATCATGTCATCGATAACAGACCAGGATTTATACCAGATGGAAGTAATAATTACCGATTGAGAAATGGATCTACAACCAATGATCTACCTGCCCTTGATCTTACCTCTAATTTAGATCTTACATCACCAAATAACGAACTCTATAAATTAAACAGTATTCGTGGCGGTGTAATCCTTCCAAGAGGAACTTCAATTGTTGGTCTTGATCTTAGAAAGACTAAAATTCGTCCTAAGTATGTTCCAGATCCAGAAAACGATAATATTGAAAGAAGTGCTGTATTCAGAATTACTGGTGGATGTTACCTTTGGCAATTTAGTATATTTGATGGTGATCCAAATGGTGTCGTTTACAAGGACTATACTGCAAACACTTTTGTTCCAAACTTTTCACACCATAAACTTACTTGTTTTGAGTATGCAGATGGAGTAAACAATGTCAGTATCAATGACGTTTTCCAAACATACTCTACTAATAGAACAGACCTTCAAATGTATTATGAAAAGGTCGGTTTGGTATACGGACAATCTTCTGGTCGTGCCATTGAACCAGACTATCCATCTAATGCTCTAGACATTCAACCAAAAGTAGATGAATTCCGTATTGTTGGTTCTACTGGAGAGGAGGTAGGAATCTCTAGTATTAAAGCAGGTGATGGTGTAATTGCAACCACGACTATTACTGTAACCACAAGTTCTGCCGTCCCTGGTCTTGATGTTGACACTCCCTTCCGTATTAGTGATGTAGCAACTGGATATAATGGAAAGTTTGTTGTTGCAGAAAAAGTAAGTGATACTCAAATTAAATATCAAGTTCAAAATGCACCGACTAATGCACTTCCAAGTGTTGCTGGTTCAACTTTAGCTCTCTCCTCTGATACTGTTACATCAGCGTCTCCTTATATCTTTAATATTTCATTGAGATCTGTATTTGGTATGTGTGGTATGGAAGCAGATGGCAGTAAAGCCACTGGATTCCGTTCTATGGTTGTAGCACAGTTTACTGGTATTGGTCTCCAAAAAGATGACAGGGCATTTGTCAAGTATAATGAGGACTCTCCTGCAACCGGAACATATGATGATAACACAGTTGCTGGTAATGAAAACTTAAGTAGTAGTTCTAAGGCAAGATATAAACCAGAATACAGAAACTTTCACGTAAAAGTATCAAACAACTCCTTTATTCAAGCAGTTTCTATTTTTGCGATTGGATTTGCTGAGCATTTTGTAACCGAGAATGGTGGTGACATTTCACTAACCAACTCTAACTCTAACTTTGGTGCTAATGCTCTGACTTCTGTTGGATTTAGAACTGATGCGTTTACTCAAGACGATCAAGGGTTCATCACACACATTATTCCACCAAAAGAAGTTTCTCTAACAGAATCTTCTGTTGAATTTGAATCTATTGATGTCATTAAGACTGATGTGGTTGCTGGTGTTGGATCTACGGGTAATCTGTATTTGCTCAACAGAACTAACGTTGATGATCCACCAGAGAACGTTATTGAAGGATTTAGATTGGGTGCAAGAGAAAATGACACCCTGAAAGTTCTCATCTCCCAATCTGGAGTTTCGCAAGAGTATGCCGCTCGTATTGTTATGCCAGACAATACTGATAATCCAACAAGTAGTGCAGAGAAAGTATTTAATGTTAAGAGAAGTAGTGCAGGTATTAATAGTATCGGTTCTGCAAGTATTAGTGGTCAAGAAAAAGTTATCACTTTGACCAGACCTCATAATTTTATCACAGGTGAATCAGTTCGTGTTATAAGTGATACTGGTCAACTTCCCGATGGTTTGACTCCAAATACTGTTGCATTTGCTGTTACTACAGGACCAGGAGTTGGTATTGCAAACTCTGAACTTAGACTTGCAAAAACTATAAATGATGCTATCAACGCCACTACAAATATTAACTCTGCAATCACCATCAACAATAAAGGTGGATCACTCAAGGTCATAAGTAGAGTCTCCGATAAAAATGCTGGTGATATTGGTCACCCAATTCAGTTTGACTCTACAAATTCTCAATGGTACATCAAAGTTGCTCTTGCAGCAACCGAAAACTCAATTTATCCAACCATTGTAAGTCTTGGCACTACAGATCTTGGTAGTGCAACCCCAAGGACATTTTTCAATAGAAGAACTGATGCAAGATCTGGTCTTGATAAGACCTATAGAATGAGATATGTCATCCCAAGTGATTCTGCTTCAACCGGTAGACCACCAACGGAAGGATTTATTTTACAGGAATCAAATACATCTATTGCATCTACTGACGGAGAAATCCAAACTCACTTTGGATCTGGTTCGATTACAAATGTAAATCAGCAGAGAAACTTTAGATTTATCGCTGGAGCATCATATGATGGAGGTTCTAGCACTATTGACACTGAACTTCCTCACAATCTAAGAGTGGGATCTCAAGTTCAAATCAACAATATTAAGAGTAGTAACAACTCCACTGGTGCAGGAAACTCTGGATTTAACGGACTCTTTACAGTCACTGGAATTTCAAGTGCAAAACAATTTACTGTAGGACTTGCAACAGATCCAGGAACATTTAGTAGTGATACCAGCACAAGAACTACCGCACTACCATTCTTTAGACGTAAAAAGTACTCTGATACTTATTATGTTTATAGACTTTCAGAGGCTCAGAAGTATATCACAGGCATACAAGATGGTGTTTATTATGTGAGTGTTCTTAATGCATCAAACAGTCCCACTGTTGCACCATTTACAGGAGACAAATATTCTCAACCAGTCAAATCTCTCTTCCCACAAACAAGTAGAGACACTGTTGTTTCTGACCCAGAACCAACAACATGTTTTGCTCAATCTAATTTAATTGGATTAGTAGATGTTGATGATCCAAAGCATAGTATTACTAAAGAAACACTCAATAAAATAAATGATGACAAAAATATTGGTGTAGGAATAACTGATATTTTCTCTGCAACTGGTGCAGCTCATACCATTCATACTGAGTATGATCATGGTCTGAACAGAGTAACTCAACTCTCTATCGTTGATGGTGGTGCTGGGTATGGATCTGGAACTGCAGGAGACATCTATAATGCAAGACTGATCTCGATCGGATCTTCTACTACAGGAAAACATGCTACTGCAAAACTAACTGTTGATGGAAGTGGAACTATCACTGCTGTTAAAGTAATGGATGGTGGTTCTGCATATGGCATTGGTAACACAATGAATGTTGTTGGTGTTGACACCACCGCATCATTCTCCCAAGCAGTTGTTCAAGTTAGTAAGATTTACGACAATACTGGAGATGTTGTCAGAATTGTTGGTGTTAAATCAGATTCTTACAAACCTTATAATCAACTTTACAGAATTACTGACGTTCAGATTGGTTCTGCTACCACAGTAACAGTTGCTGCCGCAAGTTCAATCTCTGCTGCAAATATCGCAGGTTCAATTACTGATACTGGTATTGGTGTTACACTTACTAGAGATGCATATTTCTATCTGACTGGGGAATCAATCAATGTTAATACCTTTACATATACAAAAAATTCTGGTATTGCAACAGTAACCACAACCAATCGTCATGGATTAGCAGTTGATAGAAAAATAAGAATTGCTGGAGCAGGTCAGACACAATATAACGGATCTTTTGTTGTTACTAAAGTCAACTCACTTACTTCATTTGAAGCAAATATTGGTGTTAGCACTTTATCTCCGACTGCAACTGGAACTATTTTTGCATTACCAGAAGGTTTTACTTCAAATAACGGTAATATCACCATTGAAGACGAAAACCTCAGTGGTAGAATGATTCCTACCTATGCTGGAATTACGACCACCATTTCTAATGGAATCGCAAATGCAACGATTGATCAAATCAATATTCAAAATATCGAAGACCTTGACATCAATATTGGTGATTATCTGATGGTTGATGCTGAGTTAATGAGAGTCAAGACAACCACTACTGGATCAAACCCAGTTTTTGTCTTCCGTGGTATTCTTGGATCCGAAGCAACATCTCACACAATTAATTCTGTAATTAGAAAAGTGAGAGTTGAACCAGTTGAACTTAGAAGACACTCTATCATTCGTGCCTCTGGACATACATTTGAATATGTTGGATTTGGTCCCGGTAATTACTCTACTGCATTCCCGGATAAGCAAGATCGTGGAATTACAGTTGATGAAGAACTCTTAGCACAGTCTAATAAGAGAGAAGGTGGAATCAACTTCTACACTGGAATGAACGACAGAGGTATTTCATACTCTGGTAATAAACGACTTAGCACGATTACTGGTAGAGAAGAAATCTTTGATACGCCAGTTGAAACTGTTGAAGGTGAGGACATCAGTCAAGTTCCTAACCTAAACGTTACAAATCCAGTTGAACTGATTGCAAGTCGTTCAATTAAGGTTGAGGGTGGTCCTGACAACAAAGTTGTTTCTAAGTTTAATGGACCAGTAATCGTTAATAACAAACTGACTGTCAATTCAACGAAAGGATTTGAAACAAATAACATCTTTATTCAGGGTGATGCAACAGTTTCTAGAAAACATACCGTTGGTATTGCTACTCCTGTTCTTGCAGGTAACCCTGGAGACGTTGTTTATAATGCAAACCCATCCAAGGGTGGATATGTTGGTTGGATTTACACAACTGATAATGCATGGAGTCGTTTCGGTAATGTTAGTGTTGCGACAAGTGCTGCTAGTGCAATCTTTGACACTGTTGGAATCGCAACCACATCTGCTGGTGAGTGTGCGTTAAAGGTTGGATCTGGCACGTCTCTTGTTTGTGCAGATAATGATGGTGTTGGTATTGGTTCAACTGCTAATGGATTTAAACTTCGTGTTGTTGGTGAATCTAGATTTAGTGGATCTATTGTAGCAACAGCATTCACTGGAGATGGTTCGGGTCTAACAAATCTTGCAAATGATTCCTTATTTGCAGCAGTTCCCTCTGGTATTGGCACAGGAATTTCTCCGATTGATAATCTTAATGTTGGTATCGGAACTACGAGACCTCTAGATGATGTTAATTTAACAGTTGGTGCGGTTGGTTCTTCTGGAACCTCCATGCATGTCTTCTCCGAAGCTAAGTTTGCAGGTATTGCAACTGTAAATAACCTGACAGTTACTGGTTTCAGCACAGTTGTCGGTAACTTTGATATTCAGAACTCTTCTGGACAGATCACTGCGGGTGTCATCACTTCAACCACACTGAACGTTGGCACTGGAGGAACAGTTGTCACAGTTCTCAACTCAGTCGGTGTTGGATCAGTTGGTATTGGTTCTACAATTCCCACTGCAACACTTGATGTTGGTGGACATACCAAGTTCAAGACATACTCTGAGTCAGTTGAATCACCATCAATCTCCTCTAATGAGATCACACTTGATCTCTCTACAGCACAAACATTTACAATTACTGCATCTGACGACATCAATGCATTTATTCTGACGAATTCTCCTTCAGGATCAACTTCATTCACAGTTAAGATTCTTCAAGACTCAACTGGTGGTCATTCTGTTGGTATAGATACCTTTAAGAACGGTAGTGGAACATCAATTCCAGTGTACTGGCCTGGTGGAGTTGTGCCTATTGTCACGACAACAGCAGACAAGACAGACATTTATTCGTTCAAAATATTTGATGGTGATAATCCTACCACTTCTGGTCTTTATGGTGTAGTTGGTGGACAAAACTTCGGTTAAACTAAATGGAAAATATCTATCAAAGAGGTCTTCCAACAGATCTAGAATTAAATGGACCTACTCTTTCTTTTATTGAACAACCAGTAGGAGTAGGTAGCACCGTTACAGGCTCTGTAACATTATCCGGCATAGCAACAGTTTCCTGGGCATCAACTACACCTCCATCTTTTGGAACTATTTCATATCAATGGTATGAAGTTAATGGGACTGCCTTGAGTGATGGCACTAACATTAGTGGATCGGGAACAACAACAGTAACTATCTCTAATCTTAGAAGTCCTCAAGATAATGGACGACAGTTTTATTTGGAAGCAGACTATAATCCAACTGATGAATATGATAATGTAAAACTAGGAACTGGTAACGCCTCCAATGAACCACTTAATTCTGATAGTGCTACAATTACGGTTGAACCCTTAATTGAAATAATTGCTGAACCATCCACGACAGAGACAATTATAAATCAAAGTTCTACATTCTCTATAGATGCTGGACTCACTGATTCATCATATGGTGATGTTACATATCAGTGGTCACTGAATGGTAATGAGGTTTCTGATGGAACAGTAACTGAAACTATTGGATCAACGGCATTAGTAGAAGGCAATCAATCTTTTACTTATACTTCAGATACCACCCTTGAGTTGATTGACGCACGAAATATTACAATTGTTGTTGCTGGTGGTTCTGGTGGAGGTGGTGCGAGTGGTAGGGGTGGACATAATGGAAGAGCAGGAAGACTTCCATATGCACCAGGACAAACTGATGTTAATAGAACATTAAAATTTCAGATTGGAAGAAGAGGAAATTCAGGTACTGGTGGGGAAGGAGGACTAGGTGGATCTAGCACTTATGCAGCTGGTGGTAATGGTGGTCCAGGATCTTATGGTGGGGGAGGTGGTGGTGGAGCTACTGCAGTTTTTGATCAGACTTTGGGAAGATATACTATCGTTAGTGCTGGTGGTGGAGGCGGTGGTGGTGCTGGTTCTGGTGGACCAACAAATGCTAGAGGTGGTGGACTAGGGTTTGGTAGATCAAGAGTTGCAATGTCAAATAGCACTTCATCACCAAATCCTGGAAATAATGGGGTCGATAGAGGTGGAGGAGGTGGAGGAGGATCACAACCTTCTAATTATCCTGGTTCTGGTGATGGTGGTAATAGGGCTGATGGTAATGGTGGTGCAAGTGGATTTGACACAAGAACAGCAAATTTTGCTTATGATGGTTGGGGAATTCAAGGGAATGGATATGCTAGTATTACATATACTGGGAAAACTGCAGTTGATACTACAGTAACCAGAAATACGATTATCTCTGGATCAAAAACAAAAACTCTGTCCATAACTTCTGATCAAGTTGGTATTCAAACCGTATCATGCTCTATAGTAAGTGCCGAAGCAACTAATAGTCCGTTGATAAGCACTACTGCAAACTTTGTTGTCAGAAGCATCGCAGAAGAATATCTTGTAAATATTGAGGGTGTTAACAACACAGACACCGCAAACCTTACAACTATTGACCTTTTTAATGGAGAATATGAGTTTACAACTTCCACTGGAGATCCAACTCAAAACGCTTTTATCAGAGAGTATTCTTTCTACTCACCAGATAAAGATATAGAAGTAGAAATGGATATGTATGGGGCAAAGGGTGAGGATGCTGGATCAAGGTCTGGTGGAGAGGGTGGTTTTTCTAGAATTAGATTTACTATGGAGAGAAATGTTGAGTATGTTCTTGCTGGATTGATAGAGGCAGTAAACGCACCATTTCTTTATAGAAAGGCAACTTTGATTGCATGTGTTGGTGGTGGTGGCGATGCTAATACTCTGGCAAATGGTGGTTTTGGTGGTGGAATAAATGTCGCTGGTAATAATGGTGGTGGAAGTGGAGGTGGATCGAGTAGTCCCGTGATTGCAGAGGGATCTTTACCCTCAAACGGAATTTTTGGATCTGCAACATCTCTGACTGCTGTAAGTCCAGATATAAATGAAACTGGACGTGCTCCTGGTAGAACTATTCCTTGTACAAGAGGAGTTTACTGGAGAGATCAAGGAAAGTCACCTTGCGAAGATCTTGGCACCATTAAATTTAGAAATTCTGATGGAACAGAGGTATCCAACACTGCAGAAATAGCAAGAGGATATAAAGCTGGATATAATATAATTCAAACAAAGGGAGGAGGTGAAGTTGGTAATGATGGAGGAGCTGGTGCTACTGGTGGAGGTGGTGGCTCTAACTCTGGTAGTGGAGGAGGAGGATCAGGTTATACTGATGGATCTGTGACTGTTGTCAGCACACAACTAGGTGGTAGTGTATTTCCAAATGCAAAAGTGATTATGCGAATAGCAGATCCAAACACGATTGATCCATCAACAACACTTGAGGATGTATCATTCGATGTTCGTAGAGAGGCGTCATTCTCCAATACGATTACTTTTGTAAAAGAAAGTGGAACCGGACCTGATAGAATTACTTTTGGACCTAATGAAAGAACTGTGACCATATCTATGGGTGCTGGTGCAGTTTATACAAGAGAAAGTGTTTTGATTAATGGTGCTCCTGGTGGAAGTGTAAGATTAAGTGGTAATCAAATTCAATTAGAAGATAGTGCTGATAATGATTTTAATGATCTAACGGTTACTCCAAACAAAGGTAAATTTACTAGTGATTCTAGATACGAATTTACCTAGATAGTTGTATAAATAATAAAAACTAAACGGGGGAGAGTGAACCCGAAATGGCAGTCAATAAGAATTTTGTTGTCAAAAATGGCTTAGAAGTAGCATCGAATGTCATTTTGGCAGATGCTACAACTAAGAACGTTGGTATCGGTTCAACTCAACCAGAGTTTACCCTAGACGTTAGTGGTGGAATTGGTGCTACCGACGTTAGTGTAACGGGATTCACTACACTTACACAAGACTTGCAGGTGGGAACATCTGGTAGTGTCTTCTATGTAAGTGACTCTAATAACAACGTTGGTGTTGGAACTTCGGTTCCTAACCCCCTTTATACTTTAGATGTGCGGTCTCCAGTTTCTACTGGTCAGACCGCACTTTATGTTTATGGTGACATGCGTGTCACTGGTGACATCAGTCTTGATGATCTTGTACTAGATGATGCAACATTAAGTGAACTCACAGTTAATGACACACTTAATGTTTTAGGTGTATCAACATTTACTGGTGCAGCTGACTTTAATAATGATGTTGATATTGATGGTCACACTGAACTTGATAACTTAAATGTAAGTGGTTTCTCTACATTCGTAGGATTCTCTACATTTAATGATTATGTCTTTATTCAGGATGGATTGAATGTTGCTGGTGTTATTACTGCAACATCATTTGCTGGTGAGGGTCAAATTGGTGTTGGTTCCGAAGGTTCATTCATCGGAACTGGTGTTACGATGGTTGACTTTAAATCATCTAATGCAGGAAATACTGTTGATTTAGCCTCAGGAATTGCAACAGTCACAGTTCAGACCGGTGCTTCCATTGGTCTGGTAATCGCACTTAGTTAATTAAATAAATACTCTCAACACATAAGGAAAGATGGCAGAAGCTTTTTCAAATCAAATAGCAAGAGCTGTGGGTATTGTGACCTCATACTCTGGTAGCACCATTGGTGCAGGAAGCACCAGTATTACGGTGACTGCACTTACGGGTATTGGTGTTTCTTTCCTGGTTGATAATCAAAACTTTATTGCGGGAACAAGAGTTCATTCAACTCTACCAGTTTCTGGTGGAGTAGGAACGGTATTTACAGATACAAATTCTACAAACACTGCATCAGCAGGAAGTCAAGTTGTCAGATTCCTTGGACCTACCACTGCATACACCTCACCTTCTGCCACAAAGAGTATTATTATCGGTGGAACTTTTGCTAACAACACACAAAATTCAATCAATGTAACAGTTGAGATTTATGATTCTAGTGTTGGAGTTACCTCAACGGGATCAGCAGCAATCGCAAGTAAGATTCCCATTCCTGCAGGAAGTTCTTTTGTAATTTCAGACACAGGTAAAACTCTTCTGGAATCAGGTGATGAACTAAAGGTTTATTGTGACACAACAAATGCAGTTGATGTAAGTCTCAGCATCCTGACAGGAGTTAACTGATGGCAGATAGAAACGGTTATATCGGAAGAGCACCTGGTGACTCAGCAGTCACAGTTGCAAGACAGTCATTCTTACCGACTGGAGTCACAACTGATTTTGCTTTTGCAGCTGGATATACACCAGGATATTTTGATCTCTATATCAATGGTGTTAAGATGATTGAGGGAAGTGATTATACTTCCTCAGATGGATCAACTTTCTCAGTATTAAATGGTGGAGCACAGAATGGTGATGTTCTGGAGGGTGTTGCATATAAAGCATTTAATGCTGCTAGTGTTACAAATGCGAATGCTAACTTCACTGTTGGTGGTGACTTAATAGTTAGTGGAATTGCTACACTTGGATCAGTTGCTGCGGGAACTTCTGTTTCCTTTGCAACAACAGCATATGCCCTTGAGGGAACTCCTGATATTACAGTAAGAAATGTTACTGGTGTTGCAGCAACCTTTACTGGTGTTGTAACATATGAAGACGTTACCAATGTTGATTCTGTTGGTATCGTTACTGCACGAAGTGGTCTTAATGTAATCGGTGGTGGACTCACTGTTACTGGAGTATCAACATTCTTTGATACTGTAAGAGTTGGAAGTGCTATTACTCTTGGTGCATCTAGTGGTATTGTTACCGCCACCACTTTTTCTGGTGATGTAACTGGTAATGCGGACACTGCAACTACTGCAACTAACGCACAGGGATTAACTGGAACACCAAATATTACAGTTGGATCTGTTGTTGGTTCTGCTCTTACGATAACTGGTATAACAAGCATGGCTGCGGTCGGCATAGGTACAACCAACCCCGCGACCGCACTTCATCTTTATGGAAAAGTTTTAAGAATTGATGATGCAAATATGACCATGCAATCTACGGCTCCTCAAATTTTATTGAAGGAGTATGGATCAACATATGGTGATCAAAGCTGGGCTATTGTTAGAGACAGTGATAGTTTTTCAATAAGATGGAAAAATGCAGCTCCTTATGCGTTGAGGTCTACTATTGACTCTAATGGGGATGTAGATAAAGTATTTTTGAGACAAAGCCAACTCGAAGTAAATTCTTCGGGTGCATTGATTGCAGGAGTAACGACCTGTGATTCTGGTGGATCTCATGGTGAAACTGAAATTGGTTTATCTATTAAGGGTAACAGTGACTCTCTTAATTTTGTACACCATGCTGCTGATGATTTTGCCATTACCAACTCTGGGTCGAATCATAGAGTTAATATTTACGATGCAACTTCTGGAATTGAACTTCGTTATGAGAATGATGCAAACAAAATGGTTGAAATAGATGGTGGTGGTGTTAAATCTTCTTACATTACCAATACTGCTACAGGTAGTGGTACTGCTCTAGTGATTAGTGGTAATTTGATAAAACCTCAAGGTTCAACAAGAAGATTTAAAAACAATATTAGAAATTATGTTGGTGCTGGACTGTCTAGGATTGAACAGATGGTTCCCAGAACATGGGAAGACTTTTCATCAGGAGATACCTACTCTGGATTTATTGCTGAAGAACTTCATGATATTGGATTTGAATCTGCTCTTACTTATAGAGAATATCAGGGAGGTAGTGAAATTGGTATTGGAGATACATATGGAAGCATGTATGGTAATGGTTCCACACCAGTCACAAAAGATGGTGTAGAACTTGATGATGAAGTTTTAGTCGTTGATAACTTCAATGATAGAGCAATCTTGGCTGAAGTTGTTATAGCACTTAAAGAACTAAAAGCAGAGAACGATTCTTTAAAATCAAGAATCTCTGCTCTTGAATCTAGCTAATATCGGAGGTTAAAATGACAGAATTTACTTGGTACATTACTGGTATGAAGAGACGTGCTTCAGATGGCATGGTTTATCAAGTTGATTATAAAGTGGTTGCAAATCGTGGAGATTATAAATCGTCTACTAATGAATATGTAAGGTTGAGAGAGTCTTCAAGTCCGATAGCATTTGCAAGTCTTACTGAAGATCTTGTTGTTGGATGGGTAAAAGCAAAATTGGGTTCTGTAAAAGAACAAGCAATTTATGATCTGCTTAATACAGAACTTAATAAAAAAGAATCACCAGCAACAGCAACTGGGGTTCCTTGGAATTAAGGTGGTGGTTTCAAGTAAATATCAAAGGATTAATATAGTCCTAAATAACTAAAACTCATAGTCAAATTTAAAAGATGGCTCATTTTGCACAATTAGATTCAAACAATGTTGTAACTCAAGTCATTGTTGTGAGCAACGATGACACATCTGACAACAACGGAACAGAAGTAGAAAGCATCGGTGTTGCATTTTGTCAGAAACTCCTTGGTGCTGAAACCAACTGGAAGCAAACCTCATATAATAGTAATATGAGAGGTAACTATGCAGGTATTGGTTATACCTACATGACTAATGTTGCTACTCTGGGTGTTGGTTCTACTGATATCTTTATCAGTCAGCAACCATATGCTTCTTGGACAATTAGCACCACAGCAGCACAGTGGGAACCACCCTCAACTCCTGGTGCAGCACCTGCATTGACCGAAGAGGAAAGAACAGCAGGTAAGTATTATGCTTGGAACGAAAGTAACTATCAATCAGATCCAGCAACAGCATGGGTTCTGACCACACCTGAATAATCATAAGGAGGGTAAGACCCTCCTCTTTTATTGACATAAATAACTAAAAAATAAAATGCGATGGCAATAGGCAATCCTATAACATTAACAAATAATGTTGCGTCTAAGATCATCAGTGTAACTGCGACAGCAGATCAAACTCTGTTTACGGTCACTGGTGGTTATCGCATCAACCAGCTTAATGTCCTTCGTAATGGTGTTCAACTTGCACAGAGTGATGATTTCACTGCTAATGATGGTTCTACAGTAACTCTATTAACTGCCGCAAACGAAGGTGATACGGTTCAGTTTCAAATCTTTGATGACTTTAGAGTTGCTGATGCAATTCAAACTGCTGCAGCAACTCAAACAATCAACGGTGACTTAACTGTCACTGGAACGATTGTTGGAATGACATCCGTCACTGGATCGACGGTTGGTATTCAATCTGCAGGAACTCTGATTGGAACTGCTCAAACCATCAACTTTATCGGAGCAGGTAATACTGTTCTTGATCAGGGTGATGGAACGATTGATGTTAGTATTTCTGGATCTGGTGGTGGTGGATTAGGAACTGCCATAACATATGAAGATGGAACCTCATCACCTTTCAGTTACATTGATAGAGAGGTTCTTGTCAATGAAAATATGAATTTGATTGCATCTGATGATAGTGCTGGTTCCTCTGAATCGATCATCGTTAGTGTTTCTCCTGT